CCAACTTTCACGCTAAGCTAATTAAAATCTTTGAAAGGGTAATAAAAGGCGAATTAAAGAAAGTTGTTATATTGGTGCCTCCTAGACATGGCAAAACCGAAGTTGCTAAACTCTTTTGTTCAATGGGCTTTGCTCACAATCCAGCTAGTGAATTTATTTATACTTGTTCAGATTCTAAACTTGCCCTTGATTGCTCAAGTGAAGTAAGGGAGATTATAAAGAGTCCGGACTTTGCTAGATATTGGGATATTGATATTAGGGTTGATACAAAAGCAAAAGGATTGTGGAAAACATCACAGGGCGGTAGCTTTTGGGCTGGTGGTTTTGGTAGCCCTATTATTGGTTATGGTGCCGGCAAACATCCAGCAGCAATAAAAAATACTGATTGTACCTTTGGCGGTGCAATATTGGTTGATGATCCTATGAAAGAGCAAGATAGATTCAGAGCCTTAGAAAGAGAAAAAGCAATTAGATTTGTCGAGGATACATTACCAGATAGAGCCAATGATAAAAACAACACGCCTATTATTGTTTTTATGCAACCTTTACACAAAGAGGATTTAGGGCAACACATAAAGAAAAACAAGAAAGAGTACGAAGTCTTTGAATTTCCTATTATAAATGAAGATAACGAGCCACTAGTACCAGAGCTATATAGCTTTGATGATGTCATGAAGTGGAAAGCCGAAAAGAGCAATGAAATCTGGCAAGCTAAATTTATGCTAAGACCAATCAGTATTGGTGGTAATATCCTAAAAACTGATTTATTAAAATATTATGATGAGTTGCCTTTCTTAAAATATAGATGGATTGAAGTTGACACAGCACAAAAGATAGAAGAAAAGCATGATTATACAGTATTTCAATGTTGGGGCAAGAGTTATGATGGCAGAATATATCTAATAGACCAATTCAGAGGCAGAGTAGAATATCAGGCTTTAAAGGACAGGTTTAAGGCTTTTTGGAATAAACATAATGCGGTTGACAATTACGACCCCCGCAAATATGGTTACTTGAGTACTTGCTTTATTGAGGATTATAATCACGGTACAGCAATAATACAAGAAGCTAAGGCGGAGGGTAATATCCCAACCACGCCAGTTACAAGAGGCAAACAATCAAAGTTTGAAAGAGCTGTAAATAATGCAGTTCCAAAACTTGAAAACGGCTTCATTTATCTCCCCGAAAATGCTATTTTTTTAAATGACCTTATAGAAGAGATGGAAAGTTTTACCGGTCAAGATGATAGTAAACAAGCTATATTGCAGATGGATAAAAAGAAAACTTTTGACGATCAGGTAGATTGTTTAATGTCTGCTTGCGAACATGGATTTACTGAAATGGTAAGCAGTAGCAATGTTGTTTCTAACTTTATGGAAAGAAAATTTAAAAGAAAATGATAAAAGACCTTAATGTAACGCAAAAGTTTTTAGATAAGAAAGCTAAAACTAAAACTATCAACGATCCAGATTCAGGATTAGAAAGATATTACACTAATGATGTTACTAGTGAGCTTGATAGTTGTTTGCAAGGTCAAAAAGGCTCAAAGGCATTTAAAAGAATGTCAAGAGATGATTCAATGGTTGGTGGTTTATTAAAAGCATATCAAAACCCTATACAATCTGCCAACTGGTCAATAGAAGAAATACCAGATGCAACACCAAAAGAGCAAGAAATTGTTGATGTACTTAATCAATGGTTCTTTAAAAGAAATAACTTTAATGAGCTATTAGGGCAAATATTAGAAATGTTGCCGATTGGCTTTTCTTTGTTTGAAAAATACTATGTGCCAGTAGATTTTGAGCAAGGGCGTTACATGATGCCTATACTAGCTGAAAGGGTGCAAACTTCAATTAGAAAAATAGATTATCAGGATTTCACAGTTGAGCAACAAGCAACAGATGGTAATTATGTTTATATTCCATTTCAAGACTTGGTATTTTTTACATTTAGGCAGCAAGGCAATGATAAAAGAGGATTAAGCCTGCTAAGACAAGCCTATTATGACTATTTAGACAAAAAGGAGCTTAAACAAGCTAGCAAGAAGGGTATTATTAGGTCAATGATAGGCTTGGCAGTTGGTAAAACACCAGAGAATGTAAGGATTGACAGTAAGGATTATCAAGCCTTTGAAGATATGGTAATGGATATAGGGAAAAGAAACTACGATGGATTGTCAGATTCTGCCATAATGCCGTCTAACTACAATATAGAGATATTAAACAGCACAGGCTTTGATCTAAAGAAAATGCAAGAATATCTATCATATCTTGATAGCACAATGGCAACTAGTGTATTAACCCAATTTTTAACATTAGGTCAAAATGGTAATGGCGGTGCTTATTCTTTGGGCAGAGATCAATCTGATATGTTACTTGATGGTTTGCAGTTTATTATTGATTATATAGAAAAGACATTTAACCAGACTGTAATTTACCAGACTGTAAAAATGAACTGGGCTGATGTTGACCCTTATAAATTTAAGCTAGTTGGTAATAACCTAAATAAAAAGAACTCAAAAGAATTTGCTGATACTTTGGCAGTATTAATCAATTCTGGTTTGGTTAAGGTTGAACCAGAAGATGAGATGAAGATTAGGAAAATGTACGGACTACCAGAGATTGACATTAGGCAAAGAGAAAAAGAAGATAAGCAAATCAATGAAGATGTTAAATCTGATCAGGAAGCAACACAAGAAGAAGAAAAGCAAGAAGAGCAAGAGCCACAAGCAAAATCTGATCAGGTAATAAAACTATCTGAAAACTGGAAGAACGCCAAGCAAAGAAAAGAATATAAAGAGCAAGAAACTGATAAAATATCTAAATTTGCTAAGGCTTCATTACAGTTAATTGCCGATGAGTTCTCTAAGAAAGTAAGAAGCCAACTAAATAAAGGCAATGTTGAGGCTCAAGGCTTAAAAGATTTGAAGATTAATAATATTCCTGCATATAAGAGGAAGATGACAAATAAGATTGCTGGTATTGCTATGCAATCTTGGAAAAATGCCCTTAAAAACTCAAAAGGAAAACTTAAACTTAGCGAAGTGAAGGCCAGCGACTTACCAACTCAAGTATTGACTTCATTTGTCTTAAATCAAGTTGACACTATGGTTGATAAGCAAATGAACGATTTAAGGGAAGCCGCTATATTAAGTGCAAACACAGGAGCAACTAAGGGAATACCTATTAATAACAATATGGCAATGGTTGATCAGAAGATGGATGATTATATCAATAATGCTAATAGAATTGATGGCGGTAATGAGTTAGCAATAGTTCAGGCAATGAATTATGGTGAAATGGAATATTACAAAGTAATAGAAGATGAGTTGTGGGGTTATAGATTTACAAATGATGTGCCGGAAACTGATATATGCAAATCCCTAAATGGTAAAACATATCCCCTAAATTCAAGCGAGCTTGATATGGTTATGCCTCCACTTCATTTTAGATGTGATTCTTTCTTAGTTCCTATATATAAAAGCCAAGAGCCTAAGCCTGATTTTGATAATTTTGTGCCAAGTGATACCATTTTGAAACAAAAAACCATCTAATCAAGATAACACATTAAATTGCTTGACTTAGTTTTGGCTTCTCTTAATTTATAAAATCAAGAATTCTTTGCGGCAGATTGTTACGAGGGGAGACGGATCAATCTGCCGCTTTAAAATACTTTATATTCCCCAACTCCCATTTACAACAAAAAAAATAGCTGCTCCCTAAATCCCCCAAGCTGAAAGATAATTTTTATTATATGATGCTTTTCAATTTTGATAGTTCTAGGTGCATTTATTTATTTGATAATGTTTATAAATGGACTTCTCAAAGCGTTATCGCTGATCTTATCTATTTCAACAAACAATCCGAAGAGGAAGAAATAACCATCTTCATTAATAGTAATGGTGGCGTTGTTACTGATGCCTTAGCAATTATTGATGTGATGAATGTTATTAAAGCCCCAATTAATACTGTTGTTTTAGGCATGGCAGCAAGTGCAGCCTCTTTAATTACTGCTTGTGGCGATAAAAGATATATTGCTGCTAATTCTGAAATGATGATACATGAGGCAGCAATGCAGGGCTTTACTTATTTAGACACAAGAGATGATAACCTTAATAAATCACTAGAAAGACTGGAAAAGATAAATAAGAAGCTAAATACAATCTATGCTGAAAAAACTGGCAAGAGTTTTGAGGAAATAGACAAGTTAATGTCTAGTAAAGATGATATATACATGACTGCCAATGAATCTTTAGGTTTTGGCTTGGTTGATAATATTTTGACCAAAGAGGAGCTAAAAAAGATCAAACTATCTGAAAAAATCAAACTATCAGAAGAATTTAGCATTGAAGATACTGAAACCGATTTAAAGAAGATACATCTATTGAAAACTTGTTCTTTAAAGGACAGGGATATTGAGATAACTGAAAGCATGCTAGAGGCTGTTAAATCTAACTTTGATAATAATGTTAGAGGTCAGGATATATCTATTGATTACACACACGAGAATGATGACGGCGAAAAGCCGGCCGGTGCTTGGTTAAAATCATTAACAATAGAAGATAATAATTTATTTGCTCTGGCTGAATTTACGCCTAACGCTAAAAAAATGATCAAGGATAAAGAATATAAATACTTATCCGTTGAAATTGACCCATTATATCAAAATGGCGAAGGGCAACTATATCCCAATGTACTGCTTGGTGGCACTTTTACTAACCGTCCAGCAGTTAAGGGATTACAAGCTATTAAACTTTCTGAAAATACTAACTTAAATAACGAAAAAGAAATGAAACTAACAAATGAAGAAATAGCAAGTTTAGAAGCTATCAAGTCAGAAGTGGCAATTAAAGATATTGCAACTTCATTTACTAGCTTAAAGGAGGCAAACGCCAAACTAGAAGAAGTTAATAAAACAATTCAAGCCGAAAAAGAGAAGTTTGAAGCTAACGCAAAGGAAGCCCAAGACGCTTTGGCTAAAATAGAAAAAGAAGCAATTGAAGCTGAAAAACTAGGTGCAGTTGAGGCTTTAATTGAAAAAGGAATTATCGCTAATGCTCAAAAAGAAAAGGTTTTGAGTAAATTTGAAACCAAATCTGAAGTTGAAGACTTTTACAAAGATGTTCCAGCTATCGTAAATGTAAAAGCTAAAGGTTCTGATATGGTTGATGGTGATATTGCTGATGAAGCTCGTTTAAAAGAATTAGCCAAGCAAAGTGGTATGTCAGTTGACGACTTCAAAAAGTATGGTCCAAAAAATAATAACTAAAAATATTTAAAAAAATGGCTTTAAGTTCAAACCAACCAATAAATCTAATTCCAGATTTTACATATAGAGATGTACCAGTTGCTTCTGGTGCAATTCATTTTTACAAGAATGCCTTAGTTAATCGTAATAGTTCTGGTTATGCTAAATTAGGTGCTGATACCGCAGGTGAAGTATTTGCTGGTATTGCATTTGAAGAGCTAGACCAAGCAACAGGCGGTGCTAATGGTGACAATGACATTAAGCTCATTGCTGCTAAATCAGGCGTAGTAGTAAAACTAACCTTAACAGGCGTTGCAATTACCGATATTGGTGCTGATTGCTTCGTTAATGGTGATGATGTAGTTGCTTTGGCTGCTACCACTACTAACGATGTTAGAGTAGGTCGTATCGTTGATATTGGCGACACTAACGAGGCTTATGTCGTATTAGATTAATAATAACTTTAAATTATAAAATAAAATGTCAGGAACTCAAAAAAGTTTTGGTCAAATTGTAGAAGATTTTAATCAGACTGCAATTACCAACTTTAATAAACAATATGAATCACTAGAGCCAGAATTGGCAGGTTTAGCTTTTAAGTATAACTCTGGTAATGTTGCTCAAAGTAATATTTTTATTAACCACCTATTTTCAACTGTACTAGATTGGAAAGGTACACAACCTTATAAATCAATTGATGATGTTACTAAACAAAGCATTGTTCATAAAGAAAAATGTATTGAGGGTTTAGAAATTCCAAACAGGGAATTTAAAAGGGCTCAAAGTGCTAATAATATCACTGGTTTAGATATGTATATTAAATCAATTGGTGCTCAAGCCAAACAAGCAAAAGATGCTCCATTTGAAGAGGTGCTTGATTTATTAGAGGCTGGTGCTTCTGATACTTACGGCACTTGCTTTGATAATCAAAATATGTTTGATACTACCCATGCTTTTGATTCTTCTGCTGGTAGTCAATCAAACTTATTGACTGGTGCAGGTGCAACTTTAGCTCAATTATCTTCTGATATGAAGAGGGCAGTTGCAGCATTAAGGGGCTTCTATTACAGCGTTGATAAAGCTGACAGTGCCAACAAAAAGAAAAGAATGCTTAACAAAGGCAATCTAAATCTTGTTGTTGTTTGTGATCCGTCTTTATCTTCTTTGTTTGATGATTTAAGAACTATTGAAAATATAGTTGTTGATTCTAACGGTGGTTCTCAAACTAACTCGCTAAGAAATACTTTTAGCGTAGTTGTTAGACCTATGACCGATACTAATGACTGGTATGTTATTGATACTTCTGATCCATTAGTTAGGCCGATTATGATTTCAATGGAGGATGAGGGTAAATTAATCACTCCTCAAGACAATCCAGAGGCCTTGGCTAATTTGCAAGCGTTAAGATATGCTTACAACCAAATGTCCTATGGCTTGGCTTATGGTGCTTGGTGGAAGGCTGTTAAGGTTTCTAATGCCTAACATCCATTAATTAATTGAGGGGGCTTTTTGCTCCCTCTTTTATCAATTTAATATAAATAGCAGTAATGAAAATTTTATCATTTAGTAAAGGTTTCTATAAAGTTCAAGATAAGGCAGGAGTAAAAACCAATATATCTGAAAAGAAATTAGAAGAGCTTAAAAAGCAAAAAGTAAAGATTATTGATGTTAGAGAGGAAGTGCTAGAGGCAAAACAAGCAAAAAAAGAATCTAAGCAAGATAAATCTCAAGCAAAAAAAGAATCTAAGCAAGATGACTTCTCAAACTTAGATGAGGCTTCACTGTTAGAGATTGCAAAAAGACTTGGCTTCCAAAAAGACGAAGCAAGCAAAGAGGAATTAATTAAATTTATTTCTGATAATAAATAATGGCTTATACCACCGCTGATGACATCTTAAAATATTTTAATGGCTTAACCTATACCGATAACGAGGGTATTGATAACAATATATCTTCTAGCGATGTTAGCCAGTTTATAGACGAGCAGTCAGTTGTGATTGATATGAAGATTAAAAAAAAGTACGAACTACCAATTACTAACGCAAATGACTTAACCTATCTTAAATTAGTCTGTGATAAATTGGTAGTTTGTCAAATTGATAAAACATTAAGGTCGTATGCTTCCGAAGAGGATAGCAACATGACCAGAAGAAGAAATTATTGCAAAGAGGCTAAAGAAATGCTTGATAAGTTAATATCAGGCACAATAGAGCTTGCAGCACCACAAAAGACATTTAGAGCCTTTGGCTATAATAAAACTACAGTATATGATAATGATTGTGATTGTAGGGTTGATGAGGTGGCTTGTAATGACTAAAGAGCTATTCTCAATTGAGTTATCACAAAAAAGCCGTCTATTGATGAAGCAATTAGAAGCTCATGCAACAGGTTTATCAATTAAAAACTCAATGAATATCATTGGTAGGCAATATAGAAAAGAGGTTGATCTAATATTTAGAAGAAAACAAGTCAGGCAACCGTCTTTAAGGTGGGATAAGTTAAAAGAAAGTACATTAAAAGATAAAGCTCGTAAGGGATATGGCAATAAAAACACACTAGAAAGAACAGGGGATCTTAGAAGAAGCATGACCAGTAGAAGCCACCCTAATAATATTAGTGAAGTAGGGCGTAATTTTGGCGTATTTGGTTCAAGCACTAAATATGGCAACTATCACGACAATGTAACTGCTCCTAGAAATAAATTACCACTGCGTAACTTTTCAATACCTAGCGAGAGTACATTTGGCGTATTTTTGCGTATTATTGATGAGGATATTAAGGCACAATTAGAATTTATTGGAGTTGATGTAACATGATTGATAGTGAAGACATTATAAACTCAATTACTAGCTATCTAACTGAAGTTGTGGGCTCTAAATCTAGGATCAATAACGCTGTTGATGTAGTTAATAGTGAAAAGGGCGACAATATGCTGCCTAATGTGTCTAATACCATTATATTAGGGCAAAGGATTCAAGAGGTTAATACCTTTGTTAATGGCAGAATGAATATTGATATTATTGGTGATACTAAATTTAACCCTGAATATGACACAGTGGCTAAAAATTATATAGCTGAAATATCATATATTATTGCTGATACTAACGCCACTAATACAAAAACATTTTTAAAGGCTCTAAGAATGGAGAGAGTTATTACTGATGTGATGAAAAATTATTTTAAAGACAATCAAGAAGCTGGGTTAATTCATGGCGAGATTGAAAGCTCTTTCACGCCAGAAAGGGTCTTATTGGGTAACACTGCTACTAAGGCAATTAAGAGTGGTGTAGTTTATAACTTTGTTTTATTTTAAAATGACTAAGGATATTGAAAAAGACACAATTGCAAGTGCTTTAAATACTATTAAAGCCGAGAAGCAAAAAAAAGGAGTTTTACCAAAAGATGATAAAAAGATAATTATTGTCAATGGTATTAAAGATTATTCTGGAAAGTCCTTAAAAGTACAAAAGGGGCTTCGCAAGAATGGTCAAGACTATATCTATAAGGCTGGAACTAACTGGGAAGATATAGACGAAATAGGCAAGAAAAATATTGATTTTTCTGATTCTGATTTTAACTAAAATTTTTTTAAAAAATGAGTGATATAAAATAT